AAGATAATAAACTATAAGTTATCAAAAGTCACTCGCTTAAAGCAGTAGTCTCATGCTGGTTAATGGATATATGGTAGATGGATTAAATCCTAATTTAAGGAATTGAGACGTCACAGGTTCGAGTCCTGTCGTTCCAATTGTATCTCTGTGAGTAGCTATCACAATAGGGGTACAGGGCGGTAATTAGATTTAGGCTGATTAACCTGTAGGACAGAGATAAAGTAGCGCTATATAAGGCTCTGGTGGGGGAGGCACCCACTTACCGCATACAGTCACTCTTTGAGTGGCTTTTTTATATTTCAAAACAAATAAACAGCAGGAGGTTTAGGCTTGGGTAGAGCAAGAGACCCCAACCGAGACAAAGCATTTGAAATCTATTCAGAAAACAATGGAAACATTGAACTGATTGAGATTGCTGAGCGTTTGGGTGTTTCAGCTGGCACTGTCCGAGGTTGGAAAAGTAAAGACAAATGGGAAACTAAAATAAAAGGAACGTTCCAAAAGAAAAAAACGGAACGCTCCAAAAATCCGAGGGGCGCTCCTAAGGGCAGTAAAAACGCTCTAGGGCATGGAGCACCTAAGGGAAACACTAACGCCATCAAACATGGGCTGTTTGCTAAGTATCTACCTCAAGAGGTATATGAGATAGCGCAAGAGCTTTCAGAAAAACAGCCTATAGACATCCTTTGGGAAAATATCACGCTGACCTATGCTAATCTTTTACATGCTCAGCGTATTCTTTACGTTCAGGACGTTGATGATACTACAAGCGTACTTATAGCCACCACGGCAAAAGGTGGAGCAAGCTATGAAATTCATACATCATGGGATAAGCAAGGCAAGGCCTTAGCTGCAATAGCAAGAGCTCAGACTGAGCTTAGAGGCATGATTAAGACTTATGACGAGCTTACACGCTCTCCACTTGTTACAGAGGAGCAACGCCTTAGAATTGAAAATCTCAAGGCACAGTTAGGCTCAGGTAATGAAGATGACACAGTCATAACTGGATTTACATTTGATAGGAGTGAGTATAATGGCAATACTGAACCTAGCGAAACTGATTAACCCAGTATTTGATGAAGTCCTCTACACACTCAAGAGCCATATAGTGCTCAAGGGTGGCCGTGCCTCTACCAAATCCTCTGTAGTATCCATTGACCTGGTAAATGACTTTATCAATGATCCTATGGGTAATGTGGTAGTCTTGCGAAAAGTAGGCAAGTACTTGAGAATGTCAGTGTATGAGCAGATAAGATGGGCCATTTATGAGATGGGGCTAGCTAATCAGTTCAAGTTTGGGAAATCTCCCTTACAAATCACTCACAAAAAGACAGGCACAGCCTTTTATTTCTACGGTGTAGACGATCCAATGAAACTCAAATCCCAAAAGATAGCCAAAGGCTATGTAATGGCCGTATGGTTTGAGGAATTGGCTGAGTTCGCAGGCCGTGAGGACATTGACATAGTTGAGGATACTTTCATCCGTCAAGAGCTACCGAATGGCAAAGAGGTCAAAGTCTATTTCACATACAACCCTCCACGCAATCCTTACGACTGGATAAATGAGTGGGTTGCTGAAAAAGCTAGTGACCCTACTTACATGATACATCACAGCACCTACCTTGATGACAAGTTAGGTTTTTTGTCTAAGCAGATGAAAGACAAGATAGAACGGTACAAGGAAACAGATCCTGACTACTACCGTTGGATGTATTTAGGCGAGGTAATCGGTTTAGGTAATCACGTCTATAACATGAGCTATTTTAAGCCACTAGAAAGCCTCCCAGATGATGACAAAGTGATAGGCATATCATTTGCCCTAGATACAGGACACCAGCAATCAGCGACGGCCTGTGGGGCTTATGGGCTAACTGCTAAGGGCAATGTTATCTTGCTTGATACTTTTTACTATAGTCCAGCTGGCAAGACCATCAAAAAGGCACCTAGTGAGCTCTCTGTGATGATACATGACTTTATAGACAAGGTCATGAAACAGTACAGAGTACCTAAACTCAAGATGACTATTGATAGTGCTGAGGGGGCTCTGCGTAACCAGTATTTCAAAGACTATGGCGAACGCTGGCACCCAGTCGCTAAAAAGAAAAATCAGACTATGATAGATATGGTTATCAGTCTACTAGCTGAGGGGCGTTTCTACTACCTTGACATCCCTAATAACAGGGTCTTTGTAGAGGAACATAAGATGTACCGCTATGACGATAAGTCACTCAACACAGATGACCCTAAAGTTATCAAGGAAGATGACCACACGGTAGACGAGTTCAAGTATTTTGTTCTAGACAACGCTAGAGAGCTAAGACTAAAAGCCTAAAGGAGCTAACAATGGGAATAGTAAAGACTATCAAGAATTTTTTCACAAGGAGCAAGTATGTGATGACAACACAGAACTTAACGAATATCACTGATCACCCTAAAATAGCAGTGTCGTCCACAGAGTATGACCGTATCAGAGAAAATCTCAAGTATTATGCAGGGAGTTATCCACAGATTGAGTATAAGGACAGTAATGGAAATCTTAACAAGCGGCATTTCAACCATTTACCTATTGGACGTACAGCAGCTAAGAAGATTGCAAGCTTAGTATTTAATGAGCAGGCTGAAATCAAGCTAGACGACAAGGACGCTAATAAATTCATTCAGAAACAGCTACAAGATGATCGTTTTGTAAAAAATTTTGAGCGCTATTTAGAGAGTGGTTTGGCTCTTGGTGGCTTGGCTATGAGGCCATACGTCGATAGAGACAAGATAAGAGTCTCTTTCATTCAAGCGCCTGTCTTTTTACCTCTGCAATCGAATACGCAGGACGTTTCTAGTGCTGCTATTATCACCAAGACAATCAAGTCAGAGGGTAACAAGCAGAAATTTTACACGCTGATTGAGTTGCATGAGTGGGGCAAAGATGACAAGTACACGGTTACCAACGAGCTCTACAAGTCTGATAATCAGAATATTGTAGGCGCTAGGGTGCCTCTATCAGACCTCTATGAGGATCTTGAGGAAGTGGTAGACCTGAACGGCTTGAGTCGTCCTCTCTTTACTTACTTGAAGACCCCAGGGATGAACAACAAAGATATTAACTCAGCCCTTGGGCTGTCTATCTTTGACAATGCTAAGACTACAATGGACTTTCTTAATACGACCTATGACGAGTTCATGTGGGAGATTAAGATGGGTCAACGCAGAGTGGCCGTGCCCAGTCAGATGATTAAAGTTGGGTACAATCAGGAGGGCGAGAATGTCATAGTCAAGCGTGAATTTGAGGCTGGACGTAACGTCTATGAACAGATTGACTCAGGAGATATGGACAAGGGCGTAGGCATTACAGACCTTACAACGCCAATCCGCTCAGATGACTACATCAAGGCAATCAATAAGATCCTGGCAATCTTTGAAAAATAAAAGGTATCAATGCCTAACTCTTCAGCTGGTCTTGTTCGCATTTCCCGATAGGTTCGATAGGTTGTTGTCTTGATAACCGTCCGTGCGTAATTGTCAATTTTCCAATTTCGCCCAGCGCTGTCTTTGAAACCTTGAAAACCTTTCTCCTGCCACTTCATGACCGTATCAGAGATAGCTTTATCAGCCGTAGACAGGCCAGTGACAACTCTAGCGACAGATTGCTCCACAATCCCTTGATACGCTCCAATAACGGCTTTGGGAAGCGTCGTATTGATTAAGTTATGGATATCTCCGATAGCTTGACTTGCATAACCAGCAAGAATTTCTTGAATGTGATTGCTATTTACTGCGGAATCTCTACCCAAATCTTCCATGAGTTGCTGTTTTGTATCCGTGTAGAGCTTCAACCCCTCATTTTCAACGATATAGCGTAGTTGCTCTTCGGCTACTCCAGAGTATTTAGAGATTAGCTTCAGATTCTCCTCGTTCAGCATGTGCATCTGTTGCATCTTCTCAAGTTGCCAGATATACGGTTGCTTATCAAGATAGACCGTGCCACGTTCCGTCACACGTTCGACCACGTTATCAAACAAATCTAAGGCTAACTGATGATAGATGTCTGCGACATTACTCGCTTGAAGTAGCAGTTGCTCGTCATTGAACTGTATCGGTGGTCTATTCTTTGACATTTAATTACTCCCCGTAAATTGCTACATCCTCAGGGCTGCGCTCTCCGCTAGCCTCATCAATAGCATTGCCACTAATTTCAGCTTTGATTTGTTTAGCTTTTTCAGGCGTAACATTCAAAACTTTCTCAATGGCCATGACATCCGTGGCAAAACCAGCATTTACAACCTTAACCCAATAGTCAAGTTCGGCATTTCGGTCTGTAAAGACTCCATCATCAAGGTTAATGCTGATTTTCTCCATCTCAGGGATGTTTCCCTTGTAGAGTCCGTAGGCCTTACCTAGCTCCAACATTGAGATAATAAGCTCTTTCAAAGACTGCTCAACCAAGCTGACAATGCTATTCCTCATCTGATAAGTGTCAGAGTTCTCTG